GTCGCTGACATAATCGGCACATTATTTTCCACTGCAAGCCCTCTAAGTTCTTCGGCAATCGCCTTGATATAGAAGTAAGATCCGACATTTGCATTCCCCTTAAATCTTGATGAGGCACAGATGTTCAAATAGTCGATAAAGATAATATCGGGTCTAAATGATTTCTTTAGTGCCAGTTCTTTAATCAAACTTCTGAAATGTCCAGTGTGAGCAGATGCAGTTGGGTATTCTTTGATAATTAACTTTCCGTTGGTCTTTGTTTGAATCTTGGAGAGACGATCAGTAAACATCTTTTTGGGCAACTCGTGTAAGTCATCCATAGTGATGTTCATTAGATTCGCATCAATTCTTTCTGCAATCCGTTCTTCTGCCATCTCCAAAGTAATGTATAGAACATTCTTTCCTTGCATGAGGGTTGACGCTGCCATGTGACACATGAACAACGATTTACCAACACCTGTTCCAGCAAGTGCAATGTTCAAAGTTTTTTGTGGTAGTCCGCCTTTGGTAATCTTGTTAAAGTAATCCAAATCGAACTCAATCTTTTCTTCTCGTTTATGGTAGAACTCAAATCTGTCCTCACCATCTTCTACATAGTCGTGTCCAACATTCTGATCAAATGCGACTGCAAGTGCTTCTGATAGAATGGATGGAATTGCTTCAGCGGTTTGTTGTTTATCTTTCCCTTCAATAATTTGAATACCACTGAGGATGGCATTGTAGACTGCCTTATCCTTACAAAACTTTTCTGTCGTATCCACCAACCATTGCATATCAACCTGTGCATCAGATAGTGTTTCGACAATGTTTAGAACTGACTTAAACTCTTCATCAGTCAAGTCCTTTCTATTATCAAGTTCAATAGAGAGCGCTTCCTTGGTAGGTTGATTACCATACTTCTCCATGAACTTGTTGATTTCTTCAAATACAACTCTTTCGTGACGATTATTAAAATACTCTGGTTTGATGAAAGGCAAAACCTTTCTCGCATATGGTTCATTGTATACTAAGTTACTAAGTGTAGTTCGTTCAATCGTCTGTGTTGACATACTGTAAAGCATCCTCTTTCATTTGTTGTTCTAAAATATCTGTTAAAACATCGCCAATGACTTTGTAAAAATCATCGTCAAACATTTCTTTTGGTAGTCCATTAGAGTCTAACACATCAAACTCAAATTGTAAAGAGGCTTCTGTTTTTTCTTCATTCTCAATTACTTTGACTTCACCGTAGCGATAAACTACTCCTTGATATTTCCCCGCCTCTTCAGTCAGTCCAATACCTGTCCAAGTCTTATCTTTATTCTCTACAAATTTATACATAATGTAAGTAACTGCCTATAATATATTTTGGTTTCTCAATCGGTTTTGTTCCAGCATGAAGATGTGTCCACATTGGGGGGAACATCAACATCCTACCTGTTTCTGGTTTCACTCTTATGTGAAACTGTGGGAAATCTGTAAACCCTCTTTCGTTATCATCAAGGTATAAAAAGAATACCAAAAATCTACGAGCAGAATCATAATTACCCACATCAACATGATCTGCAAACTCATCCACATCATTCGGCATATATCTTTTCATACGAAACATTTCAAATGCAAATTGTTCTGGAAACATCATATTAGTGATATTACAGTCTTTCATGTATTTATCAATATATTCACTGAACTTGTTTTGTAGTGCAATAGCAAAAGGACGCCATTCTGCATGAGTCTGTAATGTCACCTGTGTAAAAGAACGATGTCCTTCTAGAACAACTTCTTCATGGTGTTCTGGCGATTCCTCAAACATCGCAATAAGTTGTTTTGCAAACGACTCATCAATTACATTATCATATACTTGAATGAACTTATCCATTACTTTATAATGCCACCTTGTTGTGGAACTGCAATGCCACTCGTTTGCTGTGTCCAACCAGCAGCAAGTTCTTTCATAGTTTCAATTATAAACATAACTCCTGTCTTATTAAAGACGAAATCAGCATTTGGTTCTGTTCCTGTCATACAGATACCGTTTAGCAAACCTACTCCCTGTTGAGATGCCTGAACCATTCTTGGTTTATACAGTGTGATTGTTGTGAAATCTTCGGCAACAAACCTACCGATAATTTCTGCCCCATTATTCATAACAAGTGTTACGATTGTTCCTTCTTTCATTACATAAATTCCTCTAGTGATGCTTTACTTTTTTGACTGTCGTTATACGCTTTCTTGTATTGGATTTTAATCTTCTTAAAGATACCACCCATCATTTCCTTCTCACCATTATATGATACATACTCTGGAAATTTGTCAATAAGTTTTGCATGGTTGTTGTTAATAATATCTAGGGTTCTCCAAGTAGCGCATCCACCTTCTGTTCCAACAAAATCTGAAAGATAAACAAATCTATCCCATACTCTATTAGAATAACCTTTTGATAAAAGTTGTAGACTGAGTGATATATCTTCTGCTGTTGATAACTCCCAATCTAATTCATCTGCTTCTGGTAATTGTTTTCCATCAAAAAAGAATACCTCGGCAGTTCCAGTATTATCTATATATTCTCTACCGGCAGGCGGTAGTCCACCAGTTCTGCAACCACCCCAAGCAATACCAGAATCCATCCACTGAGATATTGTTTCTAACATATGTTTCCAATCATCATCAGTCATAAT